TATCTATTAATCTGGTCATAACAGACTTTCTTCTGTAATATTTATTAGATTAATAAATGAATTATTAATCTAATCAAGGATTTTTAAAAAGAGTCATACACATAGTTATATTTTCTATGAATATATAATTAAACTTTATATATTCCATATCTCGTTTGAACAGAAATACCAATCACAACGGCTAAAAAAAGAAATAACAATACCAAGATAAAATCACTAGTGGTAATGGTTTTGTTATGTCTCTTCTTTTTATGAGACCTATTATAACTATAGGATGAATCATTAATTAAATCTGAAAAGTCAAAACTATCACTCATATTAATATATTTTACTAATATGAAATTTTTTATTGCAAATACCTAATTCCTATCTCATATGCTAAGAACACAAAAGGATTAACTACTATTGATCTAATTATACAGGGAGTAAACCCGCTCCACAAATTTTTAGTCGGTGTTTTTCGTACACAATCTATAATTCCTTTGTATTTACCTTCGGTATCGGTTTGAATACGAGTTTTGATGTTATCCATTGGATAATTAACCCCCCAGCAGCATACCCCAGATACCGAACCACCCACGAAAGCTCCCATATAGTCATTCCTAAACAATGATTTAGTATATTCATACCCCCAAAAATATAGTCCAACGGATACTGTGTTTCTCATCATGGTTATATTAAGACCTTTATATATACCAAATATCCCAACTTCCTTTATGGTTTCTTGATAAGTGAGGTAGGGGTTGACTTGCATACGAGATTTGATTAAATCAGTTGGGCTCTCTACAAAACTCAATCCAAAACCAGTCAGAGCACCCGAAACTAATGGATGTTCATAAATATTATTATTAAACCAGGAATACATATAAAAAGTTTGAACATTCATGATTAAAGATCCAATCATCGGACTAGAAACACCTCTATAGAAATTACCATAACTTTCGCTGGAAATTGATCTTACACAGGACAATAGTGTACCCCTGTTACTATTTATATATCTTACTTTCACAGTATCGAAAGGATGACCCGTTAAAGTTTGGGCTATACCGGCAAATCCGCCGCTTATAATTATATTGAAATCATCCATCTTGTATAAAAGATAGATTAATTATATACTAATCATTTTCGAATGCAAATGATATGATTAAAGTATATTTTCCACACTTATAATTCTGTATTTTTGTATAAGTATTTCCCAGAATTTATACAAGATCTGCTTTCGATCCAGTAATCGATAAAAGAAATCACTAGAAAAACCATGATTGGAATCCGTATCAGCACCGATTTCATAAATCGAAGCAGTTTTTAAATCAGTATGTGGAGTTATGAGGGGATAATGCTTCCAGATATGAATATCAAAATATTCATGACAATTTTTACATTGAACATGAACTCGGAAAGACACAGAAAGTTTTTTTCTTAGCTCGTATGTGTACCAAGAATATCTCTCGGTTTCACCTAACTTCTTAAAACTCCTAGTATACTTTCTTTTGGCATGGTCGATATCCCAGCCTAGTGTGGGAGAACCGTAAGGAGAATGGGGTTGGCAAAACGGTCTTGATTGATGTTTAATTATTTTCTTGTTTATCTCTTCGGTTTTTTCATGGAGCTGGTTTAGATGCTCTTCCTTATCCCTGATATCAGATTTCAATAGACCGTATCGATAGATAGTTGGGTAAGCCATTAGTTGATGAAGATGGGAACCTATCTTCATACTTGATTGGTACTGTTTGAACTCAATCGACAGCGCTATCAAGAATGAATTGAAATCACGAATATCGACATCAACATCTGAGGTTATTTTTTCCATCTCTTTTTTGGCTGAGTGAATCTTATTTGTCAAGCTTTCTGTCTCGCCTTGATAAAAATCTCTCCAAGCATCAAGTTGTTGTTTAATCATGATTATTATAATAATAAATCATGATTATATGATCAGTTTTAATACTTCTTAGCGACAAAAATAATAACATTATAGTTATGTATAACCTCTAAATATTTCGATAGATTGATTTTTATAAATCGGGGGTACTTGATTGTCTTGACAAAGCTATGGATACTGCGATTGGAACACATACCGACATCCAAACTATCAACTATATATCTTACTATTTGTTTCCAAAAACTAAAACCCAATCCTCTTTCAGGGGTATCGTTATCTATTGCCAGAATTGCTTCGGTCTGGGTAATCTTGATATTTTTAACAAATCTCTCTACCAACATGTTTTGTGAAGAATAAAGGTCAGAGATGTTATTAGATAGATTGATTAGTCCCGGAATCAGGGCAGGATCAAATTTATTTAGGAAAGGCACTAAAGAATCTCTTATTCTTCCTCGATCACTCCATTCAGGTGTAGAATCAATCAAGTAGGGAATATGATAGTCTTTAGCAAAGATATAAATCTCAGATTTATTAAAATCCAGCATCGGACGATAGAAGGTAATACCATCAATAACTGTAATTTCTCCCATCCCTTTCAAGTTATCGTAGTTTCTACCCTTTCGAATATTAGTGAATATATTCTCTATACAATCATCCTTGTTATGACCTAAAACTACTGGATACCCAAATCTCCGATACATATCAAATCGAAACTGCTTCGTAACCTTCTCGTAAAAATCCCGATCGGTAGGATCGTCTTCATTCTTTCTCTTTAGATATTTAACATGTCTGACATATAATGGAATATCAAGAGATTTCAACCACCTAGCAACCAACTCGGTTTCAACCAGACATTCTTCACGGTTGTTGTAATTGACCATTACAGCAACGATCTTTAGATCCGGGTATTTAATTCTAAGATGATATAATACATAACTACATGTCATGCTGTCAGCCCCACCCGAAATAGAAACAACAATTCCTTCAGTGGGATGGTTTCGAATTAAGGTTTTGAAATTCTTATATATCTTGGTTTTGGTAACCTCGTTGTTTCCAGAAACAAGCTGAATTGATTTACATGATTTTTCATCTAATATTGACACAATATCACTGTTGCTAATTTCTGAATTAGTGGATTCAGGTTCCAATTCTTGAGTGACAATCTTAGAGTAAGAGAGTAGTGTTGCTCGATAGAACCTCCTATAGGAATCAAACCCTTCTTTCACAATATAACTACGTACCTTTTTGATTACAGTTTCTAAATATGATTTGTCGAATGTGTGTCTTAGTGGCATCAACAAAAACCATCGTTCTTTAGATTTCAAACCCTGATCATAATTCTGCTCCAACAATCTCAATGATAGTTGTAGAGCTTTTTGATGAAATGACTCGATCTTATCTGAATCCGTTCTATACACATGCCTAGCTATCTGATCCCACAAGATAGCGTGTTCCAAATCATCTCCACTAATTTCCTGACTTAACAAATGACCAAATTTGTTAATTATCATTTTGTCAACATCTGGTCCACACCCAAACCAAATGTCTGGGTGACTAAACCAAAATTCACGCAAATATTTAAGTCCTTCCATAGATTGTCCTATCATAGGACCTGAATAATTTATTATTCAATTATTAGGTTATCTAATTACCAGGTTTCCCATATTAAAATAACCAAAATTCTTCTAAATTATATAGATCAATTAAAGAATATTTCTTGAGTAGAGGAAGTTTTTCTTGTAATTGTGTCAGTTGATACAATAAAGTATAGGTTTGTCTAGGAGTTCCTTGGTCTAATTCTTGTATAGTTTTAGAACTAAATTCTTTCATATTAACCAAAATTATCACTATTATTAAAATGAAGTTCCCCCATCTGGTCCATATGATATATATTCCATGGGATAAGAAACAACGTTTAAAGAAAGATTATCATGATTTTAATAAAAAGTTCTATTATAAGTTTCAAAAACAGTTGGGTAAGAAATGGAAAGTAAAATTATGGACATGGGACAAGATAAATAAATTCATGGAGAAATATTATAACAGGGAATGGAGAACAATCCGAAAATATGCAGACAGAGCTGTTATGTTAGTGGATTATTTACGATGGAAAATTATATATCATTATGGAGGAATTTATTGGCAATATGAATCAAAACTCAAAACATCTATAAAGTATTTGGTTCCAAGACACCCAAACAATATTGTTCTTTTAACTGAACTGGAATTAAACATAATATTTCGATACTGGAACGCCTTATATAAAATTAGAAAACTAAAACCAGAGGAAAGAATAAGAGTAGCTACTCAGGTGTTCGCAGCATATCCCAAATCCAAATTTATTAAGAAAGTAGTGAAGAAAATAGTGTCCAATATTCAAAAATATAAAGTGAGAGAGGACTATGACATTCTGTATATATGTTCCAATGCAATGTTAAGTGAAATGTATGATAAAAGCAATAAACATTATATAGAATTGTTATCATTTAGAGAATCAAGAAGAATTGTAACGTTTTCTGGGAAAGGATCGTGGAGAACTGACAAACCATGGTATGATATTCTCAGAATAGTATAAATCTACCTATTAAAAATTTCATTTCTATCCCTGTAACATTCATAGAACTTTACAGAACTAAAAAATTATTGGATACCAAAATTGATCTTATATATTAGTCCAAACTACAAAATTATATATAAAATATGGAACAGTATTACAATTTCATCAGAACAGGAGATAAATCCCAGATCGATGACTGGATAGGACAGTTTGATGTTTCTTATGCCATTGGACAGGCTACCATCAGTGATGAAGATTATGATTTTCTTGTTCGTACTTACGAGGAGCGGTTTGGAAAACGCACCGCTATCGGAGCTCCTGCAACTCGCAATCCCGTCCAGCTTCCAGTCGCTATGATGAGTTTAGATAAGATAATGAAAGAAAAGGAACTTAAAAACTTTATGGTAAAAAATCCTGGACCTTATGTCGTGATGGACAAGATTAATGGAAATTCAGGACTATATGAGATCAAAGATGGGGTAGCAAAGCTTTATAACCGGGGTGATGGAACAGTTGGATCGGATTTGACACATATCTTACCTTATCTTAAACTACCTGTGTTGCCTTTTGATGTTCATGTGAAGGGTGAGTTGGTTGTTGATAAGAAAGATTATGAACCGTACAAAGAGGACTACAAAACTAATCTTTCCATGATCAACGGACTCTTAAACAGTCAGAGTGCTGATCCGGAACGCTTGAAACTGATTAGGTTTGTAGCTTTTGACATGTCCTTCCCCAAAAATCCAGAGATAGAATTACCGATGTCTAGAACTTTGCCATATCTGGTAAAGTATGGGTTTAAAATTCCTTTCAATACCAAAACTCCCAGTTTAAGAATGGAATGGCTATCAGATTTTTTTAAACAGCAAAAAACCAACCAGGTTTATGATGTTGATGGAATGGTAATCGTGTCTGATAGACCGGTATCCTATCAAGAACGACTGATCCGGGAGAACCCAAAATATGCAGTTGCTTTTAAGGAGTATGGAGATGTCTATGAGACCACAGTTTTGGATGTGGTTTGGGAAGCCTCCAAGCATGGTGTTATCAAACCAGTTGTTCATGTTAAACCTGTTAAAGTTGGTGAGACTGGATTTACCATTCGGAAGGCAACCGGATTCAATGCTAAGTGGATTAAAGATAACAATGTGGGTCCAGGTGCTACAATTCTGGTAACTCACAACACTATTCCTTACATTGTCGAAGTAAAACAAGGTACTTATCCCGGGATGCCACCTCTCTACAAATTTCCGGAGGAGTCCTGGAAATGGAATGACACTGGAGTTGATATTGTTTTGCTGGAGGATACTGACGAGGTAAGGATTGCGAGAATCTATGAGTTCTTCAAACAGATCGGGGCTAAATATTGGGGTGAGACAACTCTAGTCAAGTTCTATAATGCTGGATTTAATACCATCAAGATTATGATAGAGGGAACTAAAGAGACGTTTATTTCTGGTAATATTGAAGGAGTTGGTAGTGGAATCATTGACCGGATGGTAAAAACGAGAGATGAGGCTCTACCTAATGTCACTCTATCCCAGTTAATGGCTGCTAGCGGAGAATTCGGTTTGGGGTTTGGAAAGCGTAAGATTCAAGCAATCCTACGAGTTTATCCAAAAATCTTAAATCAGAACCCAACAGTAGAACAGATTGCACAGATTGATGGATTTGCTGAGAAGACAGCTGAAAAATTTGTTATGGGGTTGCCCAAATTTAGAGATTTCATTGCCAACATTCCTATTTTGCAACAGGTGATTTCAGGTATTCCCTCTCCATTGGTCCATGCTTCTACGGATACAACTAAAGATATTAGTGGAAAGTCGGTCGTGTTCACCGGGTTCCGAGACAAGGGATTGGAAAATTCGATTACGGCTAGAGGTGGAACGGTCAAGACTGGAGTATCCAAAAAGACAGACTACCTGTTAGTGGGAGGTCTAAAGGGTCAAGGGTCCGGAAAGGAGAAAAAGGCTATTCAGTACGGCATTCCAGTTCTTAGCAGAGCAGAATTCAAATCGATGTTTGGGTTCTGATCGGTTAAATCAATCAAACACATAAGTATAATATACTTATTTGTTGTAATGTACTCGTTACATAGTATCCTGTTTCCACAAACGACGATAAAAAATGACTTCTTAACCGATTTAAAATCGATAATAATAACAAATATTATGATTTCTGCAACTGAATTGGCTGATCGGTTTGAAATTGGAGATGTGACTCCTCTTGTCATCAAAACTAAAAGTCGATACAACCACAAACTGGTACAGGATATCACTGAGATGATGTATCAACACACCTTTGAAGAAGATATGATACAGGCTGCCAACAGTTATATGCATCCAGATTGTCACTTCCAGGAATATGATTGGGATGCCATGTATGAAGAGGATCGGTATTGTAGTGATCTAGACTATATTCCGAAGTTGAAATCGAAGGTAGGAAAGGAATGTGCATGTCCAAATCATACTCATCAAATTTAATCGAATTGAATTGAAATATTATATTTAAATTAGTACTATTTATTAATCAATACTAATGAATAAATACGGTATATTAGTGTTTACCATCGAAGATGATAATACTTATTATGCTAATTCATTGAGAAGAACAATGATCAGCGATGTCCCAACTCTAGCTATTGACACGGTGAATATAGTCCACAATACTAGTAATTTGTCAGATGAAATATTGGCTCATCGATTAGGCTTAGTGGTGATGAGCAGTGAAATCGTTCTAAAAGAAGATTTAGGGGGTGATGTTGAATTTAGTCTGGATATGACTTGTAGAGAGAAGGAAATATCAGTAACTGCGGGAATGATACAAACAAAGCATCCTTTAGTTAAACCTGTTAACCCGGATACCGTCATTACAAAATTGTATTGGGGACAACAAATAGTCCTAAGAGGTAGGATTAAGAAAGGTACAGGTCGTGAACATGCTAAGTGGATGCCAGTTTCAGTGATCGGATATAGGATACAGTATCTTGGAAAAAACCGGATGAAAATATACCTGTCTATTGAACCAGTTGGTAATTTGTCAGCTAAAACCATTCTCAATAAAGCTGTAAAAATTATGAAAACGCGAACAGAAAAACCCGCCCACAACCGATTCAAGGCTGGTTATTTGGTCAATGAATGTAAATAAAGAAATAACATAGTTGGTTTAAACAATTATGTTAGTACATTACTATATGTTATACAGTGAATCTTCGAGGGTATCACCATTTCCTAAAATGTTTCATGTCTTCGTTATTATCACGATTTTCTACTGATCTGGCACCTCCACCTGAACTGTCTCCTCTCTGAGTAGTGTCGAGATCTCCAGCACATGCACCTACAATGTCTAAGGGTCCAACATATTTAGGATCTAGGACATATTGATCAGGAGGTAAACCAAATGCTCCAATATTGATTGCTGTTGCTAAAGGAATATTACAATAGCATCCATCTGTTCGAGGAGGATTTTTGGTTACGCATAATAATTCGTCCAGTACTTCCTTAAGAAGTACTTCATGTACACATTTAGTAGTTCTTAAAAGACACCCCTCTATAATCGGTTGTGTTGTTGTACTGTATTCCGGTGGTTCAACAGAAGTTACAAGACTGATAGATGAAAACGACAACTCTGGGTTAAAAGTTGCGGATTCCCACCCTGATCCTATAATACCAAGAACTTGTGGTCCTTGATCAAAAAATCCGGGGTTTTCAAAAGGTGGTCCAAAGATTGAATATCTCGCCATAGGATCATCCCCAGGCAGTTTTGGTTTAACCTGGTCGTATACGTTACCCCATAGGGTTCTAAGGAAGTGAGTGTTATCATTGTAAAGAGAAGACGGCGTAAGTTTTGGATCAGTTATTGCAAAACTTGAAGCAAATACACTATATTTACCGTTATCATCAAAAACTGTTGGTTTTGCTGGGGCTGGATGGGCACACTCTCCTGCTTCAATATATCCAGGGACTAAAGGGATAAAGGTATCTGGATCGAGTCTGCATGTTGTTTTCTGAGCATCCCCATGCATATCAAATAACCATTTAGGTCTAAAAGCATGACAAACTGCTACTAATGCTTGTGATTCAACTGGCCTAATGGCAGTTCTGAGATTTGCATAATTATATCTATTTAAATCGTAACCAATACCAACTAGTCCAGCAAACCCAGGTTCAGTTGGTTCAGTGAATCCTCCTCCCGCTCTAACATCAAGATTATAACGAACAAATCCCCATTCATCTGGCCATGTAGCACCAAAATTTTCAGAATTATCAAAGAATTGACGAGTCCCAGGTTCACCCATATCAATATTAACTCTAGGTATAAATAGAAAATCAAAGGTTTCCAAAAGTTTCTGAGCCTGACAGCTTTTAGATCTTGTTAGCCATTTTAATTGTTTTATGATAGCTTCCGTTGATCCCGATTCGTAACCGTGCAATTGAGCATCAATCAATACCTTAGTCTTTCCATACCCCAATCTAGCGGCATATATTGTGCGTCCCTTAGTGGTCTTTCCAACCAATGATGGATCAACATTTCCTCTATCCGTAAACCCCAAAGGATCATTAGTGACTGTGCAAATAACTGCGTCTCTAATAGAGGGATTTTGGACAGGGTCACAAACGTCAAGTTTAATTAGACTAGGGTCGGGGAAGGGAGTATGTTCAAGAGGAATATCTATATTAATTAGTCCTTGATCTCCATTATCAATCAAAGGTCCTACTTGTATATGTACTTTAGACTTGTTCTTGATACAATATAGTTCTTCTACCAACTCATCATACGTTAATAATAAGTCATTCTGTGCGTTAGTATTTGTTTCGAGTGCTTTCAATAACGGATCTGGATTGTCGCTCGTATATTTGCATGGATTAGCGAGAGGAAATTTATCTTTACACTTGCACTTATGTGGCATTTATATATATATATATATATAATATTTTTGAAAATATTATATATCCAAATTTTAAAGATGTGTAAAAATTTCAAAAAAGATCCTAGTGCTCGGTCAAAAGAGTATTTAGTTCCAGATGATCTATTAACAATAATCAAATCTAATAAGGATGAGGAAATACCTAACCTCCTAACTCAATGGTTGAAAGATACAGAAACTCCTGCTGTTCGTGGTGATACCATTAATCTATATCCTATTCAAAAACGATATAGGAACGACGGTACATATTTTGTTGATATGGTAAATGGTGAAACGCAGGTTATACACATGTCTTATAAACCAGACGATTATGGAACAGTACCTCCACAATTTAAATTTCCCGAATTCCCTATCAAATATTTCTCAGATGTATTATCACATAACAGTTATGTATGGCTAGATGAAAGTCTTATTGAACAGATTCAAGATAATATTCACTTCGGACGTCCAAATATACCATTTGTCAAAAGACCACAAAGAAATATCTGGTATTCATCATTCAGATATAATAAGGAGCAATATTGGGTATTAAGTGCTCCAAAATGTAGACCGAATGATAATATGAATACTCCCATAGTCAAAGACCAATTGTTGGCTCCCGGTCCTTATAGTTTTAACGATCCTATAGGAGTAGACTATGAAATAGATAGTAATTATGTTATTTATAGATCGGTAAGTTGTGATCGGGACTGACAAATAACCAAAAAGATAAACAAAGCTCATTACCTTCAAAGCAAATTATTCAATAATATAAGATATTATTTTATAATAACATCTTATTAATGTTTCAAGTATTTTTTATATTTTATGAATAGAGCGGACTAGGGGGGAAGAGGAGTTCCAGCAGTTCCACATAGAGGGGGATTTATTGGTTGAGTAGTTTCGAATAGAAAACTCGTATCTGTTGTATTTTGTGTGATATCTCTAATAGTTATAGGTACAGCATCAAGTTGATTTGATGCATTTGATAAACAGAAATTCGGAAAATTTTGCAAACACCATCTTCCTGTTGTACTGGAATTACTTTGTGGTCTAAAAATCCATTGGGTTCTGTCCGCTGGAGTATCTGCTCTGGTAGCAACTACATCTCCATTAGTTGGACTATTCCCATTTGAAAACTGGGCGGCCATGAATTGGTTTGGGGGGCTAGTTTCCCAGGTAGCTTTCAAAGTATTAGATATATTATTACTAGTAGGACCATTGTAATTCCATCTAAAAAAATCACAAAAGAGTTGACTGGTGGAACTACCAAAAGGTCCTGATAGAACGGCAGCGGCCTTAGAGTTTCTACCAACAATTAAACCATTACCAAGACCATTATCGGTCAAATATATGTTGTTATTTTGAGTTTGGAGATTTTTGACACTCTTAATACTCATGGGGGTACCGGCTGTTCCATTTCCATTGCCCGTTCCATTTCCATTGCCCGTTCCATTTCCATTGCCCGTTCCATTTCCATTGCCCGTTCCATTATCAGTGGGATCTTTCTTTGTTGAATTATACCAAACTATTAATCCTATAACTACACCAACTATTACAAGAAATATAACAGCGATAACTAATATTATAACTGTAGTAGAAGTCATTTAATTTCCTTTTAGGTAAAAATTTTAAATAATTAAAACGAAATGTCCGAAACATACATATTGCAACCATCCCCTAGATCAGGTAAAAAGTGGAGAATAACTACACCTTGGGGCAAAGGTGTAGATTTTGGAGCCACTGGGTACTCAGATTATACACTTCACAAAGATCCATCCAGACAAGACAATTATCTATCTCGCCATGAGCCTAGAGAAGATTGGACTAAATCTGGAACTGACACTGCTGGATTTTGGTCAAGATGGATACTATGGAATTTACCGGATTTTATGGAATCAGTAAAAGATACCGAATCAAGGTTTGGAATAAAGATAGATACTTCAGCAGTAACTACTAATTCAGATGGTTCCCCCATAAATGGGGTTTCGGTAGCACCGGAGGTATCAACTTCTCTACCACCTGCACGGTCTTTGCCTCTAATGTCGCCTTCTAATACCTCCTTACCACCAATCACAACACCTATACAGAATGGATTGAATGTCCAACCCATAACTTCTTTTCGACCAATGACATCATTACCCGAATTACCCAGATCGCCAATGATGTCCAGAAAACCTGCTCCAACTACACCCATTCTATCATTATCAACAAATAGCCAAATATCATCCTTAGCTCCGGGTCCAGCATCTTCGTCGGTATCGTTACCGACGATGAGTACACCTATTATTGCAACTGTACCACCGGCTTCTCAAATGTCGGAACCGACTAACGGATCAGTTAATGATCCCCTATTGGAAGATTACCAGGCATGTAAACTAGAAGCAGCGGAGAGAAAGGCAAAAGGCAAACTAAAACTATGTCCAGAAGGATATTGTACAGTTAAAATTACTGAAGAGGTTTATCCATCTTATTCAGGCAACGTCAGAGCATCTAAAATATGTAACGGTCAAGAGGAAGATTATCAAGGTAATCTTATAGATTATTATTCCAGCAGTACATAAATAAATATAGAAAGAAATAACAAATTTAAAATTAGATTTCAATAGAAATCAAATTTAAAATTAGATTTCAATAGAAATCTAATTTTCTTTTAACAATCAAAATGCATCATCGTCATTCATACGGATCACATCACGCTAAGAAGTCAATGCACCATCATATGTCACCTATGAGCCGAGTTCGAGCAATTCATAACGTTGCCAATGGACCTAAAGTCAATGTAGTAGTTGATGGAAAAAATGCTTTAACCGGAGTAGGTTTCGAAGCCATCAGCGATTATCTGAAAGTACCTTCTGGTAGACATAATGTTGCTATCACCACGGAGGATGGTAAAACTGTTATCGCTAGCAAGAATGTTGATTTAGAATCAGGCGCTGATTATACTGTTATTGCGCATGGTCTTATTACTGACCTATCAACGGTTGATTTATTAGCACTCAAAGATAACAATATGTGCCCAGCTATGGGTAAGGCTCATGTTAGATTTGTTCATGCTGCTGCTGGAGCTCCGGCTGTTGATATCTGGGCTAACAGCCAAAATAAAGTTTTCACCAATGTTGCTTATGGTCAGACAGGAACCCCTGAATACCTACCAGTAGATGCTGGTAATATTACATTATCAGTAGCCCCTGCTGGCACTGGAAATGTTGTATTGGGACCTCTTCCTTTGAAACTCAAGAGCGGAACTGTTTATACAGTTGTAGCATCTGGATTAGTTGGTGATGAGCAGGCTCCCTTAAGTGCGTTGGTGTCCGAGGACAACAATTGTTCAACTGTTCATATGGGATATTATTAAGATCTTGAACTCATTCAGGATGTATCATTTACAAATGATATATCTTAAATATGTGAATCATATTAAAAATGGAAAACATAGATCAAATAATAAAAATGTTAGGCAATGATCAAGAAGCGATTAATAAAGTTAAACAGGTAATGAATAACCCGAAAGCATTGAATGAAATGAAAAAGATGTTAAATAAACAAATGGGGATAAAAACGGAACCAAAACAAGGTAAAAAGATTAGTCGTAATGATAAATGTCCATGTAATAGCGGTAAAAAATACAAAAAATGTTGTTATCAGATCTAATCATTTTCTTTTAATTCTTTCAGGGTAGCGATTTAACAAAATTACGGGCCAACAAATTCCATTCTCATTATCATTAATGCGTATTTTGTTTTATTATCCAAGATTAAACTTACACTTTTCGCGTCCCACTTTTTCCCGCCTTTTGGTGTTTAGATATTTTCATTATCTAAACATCTAGCAATCTTCCTCAAGGAGAAATTTTTAACATGGTATGCCTCATAAATAATCCTAGCATGAGTTGGGTTGATTTTACTTGCTCCATCTATCTTTGAGTATCCATAAGGTATTTGAATAATCAGATACAATCATTTTCTTTTCTCGGGGTACCGATTTATTAAAATAACAGGCCAATTTACCTGACTTTCATTGCGACTTGCACCAGAATACTTATCTCTATTAGACAAAATTTTATGAATGGTTTGCGGATGCCATTTATCTCCTTTTGGAGCTGATACCTTTTGATCGTTGAAAGATGTAGCTATCTTTTTCATTGATAATTTCCTGATGAAATACGCATCAAAGACACTATTAACAATTTGCGATTTATATGGATCTACACCTACTTTACCATCTACTCGAAGATATCCGTATGGTAGGCCGCCTCCGCATTCGCCATCTAATTTAATACGTTCTTTTTTACCCTCTACCATTCGAGACACGATAGTATCTCTTTCTAGCTGAGCTAAAGCAGCAAATATTGTCAATACAAAAACTCCAGTAGGAGATGAAGTATCTATACTTTCTTTACAGGATACGATTTTAATCTCCATATTAGTTAATTCTTCGATAGTTTTTAACACAATAGATGTAGTACGACCTAAACGATCTAAACTATAGAAGATTAACACATCAAATACTTTATTTTTAGCATCTTCTAACATAGTTCGTAATCCATCTCTTTGTTCTGAATCCAGTGTCCCAGAAATACCTGCATCCTCGTAAGTTTTAATTATGGTCCATCCCTTCATCTGTGCCATCATACTGCATCGGTGTTTCTGAGAATCCAAACCAAAACCTTCATTTACCTGTTTTGTAGTTGAAACTCGGACATATATAGCAGCTTTTAGATTATCTTGTATCTGTTGAAAGATATTCATAAGACTTTTGAATAGGTCATATAATCTTTAACTGTTTAATAATTTATAGTAACAGTATTATATACTATGTTAATATTTTTTATTAACCACATCAAAAGAATCATTACTGTTTGGGCGCTGGGGACACTTTTGACGTCATTCCTTCAAAAATGTTCAAATCATAATAATACAAAATTAAAATTATTATCCAAATAATTCAAAATCGATTTAAATAATTCCACAAATGACATTTTAATCGATTTTTATTGTATCTAACAATATTTTTAACATGGGGAAAAAACTACTATTAATTGACAGCAGTTACTATAATTTTTATCGTTTTTTTGCCACCAAATCATGGTATTCCAGATCCCCAGATAGAGTAGCGGAGGGTGCTGGTCTGGAATGGATTAACAATCCCGTTTACATGCAAACGTATGAAAAGATGTGGTTTGAAACTATAAAAAAACTCCGTAAAATGTTCACTCCCGACCATATTGTATTTGCCCGAGATGGTAACGATGTATGGCGATACAAAATTTACCCCGAATACAAAGCCAACCGAATTTCATCATCGCCAACGGATAATGATAACGAAGGTCCGGGTCCCGTTTTCAAACACACCAACGAACACTTTCATCCAAAGGTAGATAATGCTACTACTATTCGAGTTGCAAAGGCGGAAGCTGACGATATTATTGCTATTGCAGTTGAGTATTATAGGGAAAATATCCCCGGATGTGAAATAACCATTATTAGTGGAGATCATGACCTGTTGCAGTTATCCAGACCGGGCGTTCAAATTTACAATCTCAAAGGTAAGAAATTTACAAATATTAGTACCACTGATCCCTATGGTTCCAAGATGCAGAAAATTCTAGCTGGAGATCCTTCAGACAATATTAAAAGTGCCTTTCCTAGATGCGGTAAGAAAACAGCCGAGAAATTGGCTAGTGACCCAGCCTTGTTTCAACAGTGGATCGACAAACATGGGACGAAGCAATATAACCTTAATTGTTCACTGGTTGATTTTGCATACATTCCAGCTGAAATCAAACACACAATTCTTGGAGAATTAACAAGAATTAAAATGGAATAAACTTATATAGCTGAAACACAAACAGAATTCTCTAAAAATATAATATAATATATTAATTAATAATAGAATATTATTAATTAATAATAGAATATTATTAATTAGCTCTAGTTTACTTTTTCAGTACAAAATACCAACTAGGGGGACTTTAAGGGAGCCATAGACGCTTACCAAGAAGTGAGGGGATGGGAGAAGAAGGCGGATGTGCTATAAAAGTAAATCGACTGCACCCTGTTCTATCAGGTATTTAACTACATCCAAATGACCTCCCCGACTAGCCCCTCTCACAGCCGCGTCATCGTTTGCATGAATGTCTGCCCCCTGTTCTACCAGATATTTTACTACATCCAAATGACCCCGTTTACTAGCCTTTTTCAGAGCATCTTCATGGTTTGCATGAACGTTTGCACCCTGTTCTACCAGATATTTTACTACATCCAAATGACCTTTCCCGCTAGCAATACGCAGAGCCTTGTCATTCAGTGTATGAATGTCTGCACCCCGTTCTACCAGATATTTAATTCCTTTTCGATTTCCTTCCAATGCCATTACTCGTAACATCTGATTCAAATCAATTTGATCTAATTTATGACCACCTTCTAACAATTCAGTGACGCGTAAAAAAAAGTAGTCCATATCTTCAAATATTTCATGAGGTAAGTGTTTTTCCATTTCACCGGGTTTCTTCAATAAGAACATTGCTAAAAATTTTTGTCTTTGGGTTAATTGATTGAACGATTCCATATCTCCCTGAAGATAATAAATCATTCCTTGAGTAACGGGATCCAACAATTTAACTAACTGGGTATAAACCAAATAATTATATGTCCCTTTACTAGAACC